CTTTCGTGGCCGAAAAACTGTGAAGTTTTTCTGGGGTGGCGGCTGTGACAACCATGTTTTATTGAACATTGATCAAGGAACTCAGGGACTATTTCTAGTCTCTCATGAGATTCCTCAATTCTTCAGTGAACGTATTTCCCGAAGGGGCAATAGATTGTTTACACAAGTGGATTATATCGCGATATTCGGGGGTGCCCAGTTTTGCCTGATTTGCATCAGAAAAATCGAGCGCCTCGTCTGTCTCAGTGTAATTCGCTTCGTCACCAAGGTAACCATCGAGTGATCCTTGATCGACATATACTTGCGTACATGCGTCAAAGTCCTCGTTAGGTTTTAACCCTGCACGAATCCAATTAACTATAGAAATACGATAGGTTCGCTTAGGATCTCTCCAAGAACTTGCACGCTGCGTAGCAATACGGCGGCCAAAGTCTATGTCATTGCTGACAAAGAGTAGTCTCGGAGGATCCAAATGTTCCTTTTGTAATAACTTAATTTCGTCGTCTCTTACGAGAGCCATAGGAATCCCATCCAATCCTTCCGGATTGGTCCGAATCCATTCAAATAGCATGTTCACCTCGCGGTCACGTTCTAATTGATTGTCCGGATTGGGGGGTCGGCCGTCTGGCAACAGATCGGTCAACCCGGAGACCCTCATCGGGTGCTCCCTTCCTAAGATCAGTTCCACGGGCTCGCGCTCGTAGTACTTCTCATCCCTGCGAAGGGACAAGTTGTGATCATTCCTCCTCCAGGAGGTGACGAAAGTTTCTAAAAGCTCATCGGTGAGCTCGCCCTCGCGGGCGAGACTCTTCACGGTGAGTCTTATTGTTTCTGGCGGATCTCCAAAGAGATCCTCCATCTCATTTAACTTTTGCATGATTTCTGTCTCAGAGATTATCTTCCTACCTAACCGCCCCACAATGAATGGTGACATTCTTGAGAGGGTCGGGCTGGTGAAAACCGCGAACGGACTAAATAATTCCTCATCGAACTCACGTTCAATGACTTTTACGAAGTCGGTCCCCTGGTGGTCGAGAAATCCTGATACAACATATCGATTTGGCTCTAATGGTTCCCTTTGCAGGGACTTAGCCATGATATCCGCATAGTAAGGCGTGAGCCTTCCATGTCGATGCATTTTGACAAATCTTTTAAAATTGCTTGAGTTATTGAAAAGAACGGGCTTTCCAGCCCCCACTAAGTGGAAAGGGAAGTATATGAATTCTGGCCTATATAATGCAGTGATGCAAAGGTCTTGAATCCATGATGCTAGGTGAAAACGGGCCTCTGTGAAGGTGCCCGAAGAGTAACCCATCCGTTTTCCAAGTAATTGGATCTTTCCAACAATCTTATCTGAAAAGCCTCCAATATCCGTGCCTTGATCCGTGAGGATCTTGACTTTTGGGTAATCGAAGTAAGGTAAATCTCTCTTCTGTTTCGCAAAGGTGAAAGTTTCAGTCGTCAAGTCCCCATCGCTGGGGATCTTAAACGCTTCTTCCGCCAGGTATCCATCATTGCTGATGAATGTGTCGTCTTCTGAGATGATATAACCTAGGTTTTCCAGTTTCTTTCTGTAAGTATCAAGGCACCGCTCCGGATCTGGAGTGGTGGTAATGTGATCGTCTCCGACGATTCTCGATAGTCTGGGTGAAGGCATATTGGCCAGGGCAGCAATGCCCGATAGCGTCAATATTGTCTTTGATCCATGATCTCCCATAAACAGACCCCTGCGGGTTGTTCCGGTGATGATCTGACTTTCGAATTTCGCCGAGAAAGGTCTCTCACTTGTCAGCAAAGTCTTGATTTGGTTGAAATACCATTCTGGAACGGGCATCACTGCCTGTACCACATCAAGAATTATACTGACTGCCTTGAAGTATGCAGCATCCGTTGCCGTCTTTAGATCGGAGTTAACACACCGAGGTAACTCCTCGTTGTGAAACAACCAATAAAGATCGGGATCGCTTGCTGACATTGCTAAACTCAGTTCCCATCCTTGATTCGAACCTCTTACCCCAGAACGGCACTCGCGTGACGTTGCTAGGAAGTGGTAGGTCAGATGGGCCCAAGGTGAAAGTATAGTTGAGCTAAAGAAGGAGGGAACAGTAATGATCCTCGCCTTTTGGCCAACTTCTGGTATCGCTGATGTCTTCACAGACAAACAGTCGTAACCATCTTTCATTCTCATGAGTGAGTGGTGAAGAAGCCAGTCGCCTGTCTTCTCTCTCCTGTCGATGACCTCATCCGTTGGTTCGCCTGTTGCCAGGTCCAACCGATTGACGATATCGATAGAATTGAACAAGTTGCGTGCAAACGCAGTCTTGCCACCATTCTTCCTTGATTGCTCACGACAAGCCGCTGAACCCAAAGACACGTGAGTGTGGGTTACAGTGCTCTTGTTTACAACCATTGTTTCTCGAATATATGATTCCAGACCCGAGACCTCCGCAAGGAGCTCGACGTCAGAATCAGGTTGATCTGTCACCAGATCAATCCATTCTTTAACAGATTTTTCTTTCTGTTCTTTGTCTGGTAACCCAGAAGCTCTTGTTTGGAGCAGCGTAAGCTGTCTTATTCTAGAGTCTACTCGGTCCTTGACACGATTCAAAGTCTCCTGTAACCAGGAGAACTCTCTCGGTACAACGAAGGAATTTCCACTGAAGATGCCCTTGCGGGCTTTCTTAATCACGCCTTTAAGGGCGGAGTGGTAATCTCTTCGATACAAAGAATTTGAAATCAAAGAACAGTTTATCCTATCAAACTCCTCGTAAGAACGGGAGGGATCCGCAAGGATCACGGCGTTCATTCTCATCTCGCAAGAGACAAAGATACCCCGTAAGGCTTTCCAGCCTTCTTCCGTCCTCACCATTTCAAACATCTTGTCCCTCACGGGAACTTTAAGCCGTTTGAACCAGTGGAGTCTGGTTAGGAGGGACATCCTCATCCAAGATGGGAGGTCCTTTCCGTATACCCATCCGGGCTTATCGTGCTTGCGCACTTTAAACTTAGGATGTGTTTTAAATAAATGAACTATGTAGGACCTCGCAAGAGGACCAAAGAGCATGGGCGCGTGCTGTTGAACTTCCAGTGATGGAAGCTTTGGCTCACGCAGGTCGGCCTCGCGGTCGACCAGCTCTGCACAGTCATGGTATGTGGTAGTTACACCACGGTCACAGTCGTCCCGCCATCCCTGCCTGGAAATTAATCCAGTAAGCGGG